CCCTCCGTGCTTGACGGCAGGGCATTTTTTATGCGCGGGATTGAGACCCGCAAGGCTATTTGCACAGGAGGCAGACAACATGGAACTCAAAGAGGTATATGCGGCACTGGAGGCTGCGGAAAATGGCGCGGCGATGGTAGAGACCATCAAAAGCGAGCTGGCGGGCGTCCGAAAGGAGGCGGCAGATGCACGCATCGCCAAGAATAAGGCAGAGGAGGCGCTGACTGCGCTCAAGACGGAGCATGGGGCGCTTGCAGAGAAGCACAAGGAGCTGGAGACGCAGCTCGGCGCAGCACGGCAAGAGGGTGCAGGTGCACAGACCGAAATGCAGAAACTGCAGGGGCAGATCGCCGATCTTGCTAAAAAGTATGAGGCCGCCGAGACGGCACGCAAGACCGCAGAGGAAAAGCGCGTACAGGCGGACATCATGGCGCAGACGGTTGATGCTCTCACAAAGGCGAATGCCGTTGACCCGCAGGAGTTTGCAAAATTGGTCGTTCCGAACATCAAGGTCACCGAGGATGGTGCATACTGCTATACCAAGGCAGACGGTACGCAGGGAAGCATTGCGGACTGCGCTGCAGAATGGCTCGACGGGAAAGCGTGGGCGATTAAAGATATGCAGAGGCGCGGCAGCGGTGACGGCAGGTCACAGGATAATGGAGCAGGCGGTATGATTGCGGAGCAGTTCGCCGCTGCGCTCGGAGGCTAAACAGAAAGAGGTAATAACACATGGCAATTAATACGCTTGAGATGGCAAAGATATTCCAGCAGGAACTTGACAAGCAGATGCTTACGGCGGGCACATCCGGCTGGATGGAGGCAAATGCCTTGAATGTGAAGTATAACGGCGGCGACACGGTACGCATGCCAATGATCTCCACATCGGGGCTTGCAAAGTATGACCGCGACAACGGATTCAACCAGGGTGCGGTAACTCTTGCCTACAAGGATTACACGCTCACACAGGATCGCGGTCGTACGTTCCAGCTTGATTCGATGGACGTGGATGAGAGCAACTTCGTCGCGACGGCCGGTACCGTTATGGGTGAGTTCCAGCGTGCGAAGGTTGCGCCGGAGATTGATGCATATCGTTACTCGCGTATTGCGGCTCTCGCAAAGGGCGCATCGCATGAGTCGGCGGCATTTACGCCGAGCAAAGACAACATTCTCGGCAAACTCGATGAGGAGATCGCGAAGATCCAGGACATCGTCGGCGAAGGCGAGCCGCTCGTCATCATTATGCCGACGCCCGTACGCACCATCCTCAATAACGCGAAGGATGTGACGCGGTATCTCGATGTCGCGGACTTCAAGGCGGGCGAGGTGAGCACAAAGGTTAAGACCTACAACGAGATTCCGATCCTCTCCGTCCCCTCCGATCGCATGAAGACGGCATATGTCTTTGGTGACGGAAAGACTGCAGGGCAGGAGGCAGGAGGCTACAAGCCCGATACGGGCGCCAAGGCGATCAACTGGATCATCATGGCACGCAGCGCGCCGATCGCCATCTCCAAGACGGACAAGGTGCGTATCTTCTCGCCAGATGTGAACCAGAAGGCGGACGCTTGGAAGCTCGACTATCGCAAATTCCATGATATCTGGATCCCGAGTAACAAACTCGCGGGCGTCTGGGTCAACACGGGCGCATAAGGAGGATTATGATGACAAGACTTGTACGACTGAATGAGGTCCAGTACTCCGAAACGGAGGAGCGGACAGCAGAGCTGATGGCGCAGGGCTTTGAGCCCGAGCCGCTCGAAGCAGAGGCGCCTAAGGTCAAGAAACCTGAGGAGCCGAAGGACAAGGAGCCTAAAGAGCCCAAGGGCGGCAAAGGCAAGAGCAAGAAGACCGACGAGGGCGGCGCGGAGGACAATCCGAGCCCCGAGGGTGATGAGCAGCATTGATGCGTTCCGACGTAACCTGCGCCTTGCTGTTGAGGCAAGTGCGATCGAGGTTGCGACGACCGCAAAGATGCAGCATCGCTACAAACAGCAAAACGGCCGTCTCAAAGATGCGGTGCAGACCACGATCAATGATGACGGCAGGGAAGGGCGCGTGTATCTTGATGGGAACATCGCGCCCTATGCTGTTTTCATCCATGAGGGCATCAAGCCGCATGACATTTTCCCGAACCGTCGGAAGGCGCTGCGCTGGGTAGACGGGAACAAATTCCTGTTCGCAAAGCGCGTTCGCTTCCCCGGATGGGCCGCGGATCCGTTTTTGTATGATGCGCTCGAATCCAATGAAAAGACGATTGTCTCTATTTTTGACCGCTATACAGAGCGGGCGCTGCGGGAGGTGGAGGATGCTATTACAAGCAGACGCATTACGCGATAAGGACGAACTGCTCGGCGCATCGGTGACGGATGACCTCATCATAGAGGCAGAGGAGTATCTGCGCGCTGCGGCCGCAGGTCTCGGCGTTGCATGGGAGGCTGTGCAGCCGACCTACTATGTGCGGCGTTTCCTCACGGTCTACGTGTTTCGTGAGCTGTGCATACGCAAGAGTTACACGGGGGCACAGGCATGGGGAAGCGGCGCTGCTGACGATAAGGATAGCTATGCGGGGAAATACAGCTTTTATCGCGACGAGATGAAACGTCTTGAGGCATCCATGACGGTCGCAGCACTCACGGGCGAAGCGGTTAGCCGCGGCTATGGCAGCGTCGCGCTCTATCGGGGGTGACGGTATGATATGGCTAAAGGTGCTGGAGAGCCTGCGGGAGCATCTGCGGGCAGCGAAGATCGCTGATGATGTGATTCTCGGCGGGTACAATCCCCGCAACGTGCGCCCTAACCCGAAAGGGAAGGGACTTATCTATTTGATGCGCGATCGCGAGCGCCCGGCGAGTGAAGACCTTGTGCAGGACACGAGTGTCCAGATCAGTCTTGATACATGGGTGCAGTCAGATGACAAGAATCTGACCGTGGGCTATGAGGCGCTTGCGCGACTCGAAAATGCGGTCATGGATGCGCTGCGGCGCTATGAAGAGACAGTGACATGGGTAGCGGACGGTGTGCAGCTCCTGCAGCTGAGGATCACCGAAACGGCGGGCGACGGGGACAGCGTACGTCCCCTCGTCGGCAGTCGTTGTGCCATCGAGGTCATTGTCTATGAGGAAAAATAACAGGAGGTAGTATATGGCAACACAACAGGCACGCGGCTATAAATCCGCGATGACCATTGACTATGAAGCCTCGTTCGGGGTCGCCCCCGGGACGAAGAAAGGTGTCGTTTTGCCGATGAACAGCAATGATCTGTCAAAGGCGCAGACGCTGATCGAGTCGGACACAATCACGAATACGCGAAACGATACGCAGCCGGCACTCGGCCGCGTCAGCGTGGATGGCGACATTGAAATGCCGGCGGACTATATGTCCTCGGGGTACATGTTCAAGGCTCTTTTTGGCGATCCTAAAACGACCGGCACGGCGCCGAATAAGACACACGTCTTTACGGTCAAGGATACGCAGCCGTCCATTATCGTCGAAAAAGCATTTCCGGATCTCAATAAGTATGTGCGCTATAAGGGCGTGAAGATCAACACGTTCTCCGTCGACTACGGACAAGACAACGAAATGACGTTCAAGTTCAACGTCATGGGGGCGTCGCGTGAGCAGGACGGCACAGCATATGACAGCGCGGCCAAGGCGTCGAAGCTCCTGCGCATCGCGCAGAACCACGCATACGTCAAGATCGACGGCACGGAGAGCCGCATTGTCAAGGAGGGCTCGCTGGAGATCAACGCGAACCTCGACGGTGATCAGTATGTTGTTGGCGGCGGAGGTCTCCGTGGGGATATTCCCGAAGGGCTGATGAAAGTCTCGGGCAGTCTCAAGGCGCTCTTTACGTCGACCGAGTGGATGGACAAGGCGGATACGGGCGCAGCCGTCGCTATGGAGATCGGTTTCAAGCTCGATGCGAACACATCGCTTGTTTTTGCAATTCCGAGCGTGCAGTTTGAGCCGTTCGATGCACAGATCAGCGGTCCGGCGGGCGTTGTGGTTGATGTGAAGTGGCGTGCATTTTCCGCAGATGGTGCGAGCATCGTGACGGTAACGCTGAAGAATCAGCAGGAAGCATACTAAGCAGGAGGTAATCGTATATGGCAGACGAAAAGAAGCACATTATCCCAATCCGCTCCCTCACGGTGAAGGAAATGAGGGAGCTGCGCAAGGCGGGGTATGACCCCGCTTTTGCGGATAAGGAAGACAGCGCCGCCGCGACTACGGGGATGGTTGATTGGATCCTTGACAACGTCTACGGGGATCAGATCACGGATGATATGCCGTATAGTGAGGCATTCCGGATTGCGACGGACACTTATGCCCTGACGTACGGTCGGGAGACTGAAGTAAAAAACTAGAGGCCGTCTATCGGTGGGAGCTGTCGGATGCTCCGGAATACTGCGCATCTTGCCGTGAGGTGTATGAGCAGGAAGGGCACGAGCCCCCATGTTCCGGATGTGAGTACGAGCGGCCGGTGCTGATGGGCGAAAATCGAGAGGCGTGGTATCTGTGGAAACATACGCAGACACAGCTGCGCACGTCGTTCGCGGGGGTGGTCGGACTGGACTACACTGCAATGCAGCAGGTGGCCGAGGTCTTGGGGATTGCTCTTGACCTCGCTATGCTGCACAAAATACAAGCACTTGAGAGATTACTTTTGAAGGAGGCGAATCGAAGCAGTGGCAAATAAAGAGATCTCTGTTGCTATACGGGCGCGGGACTATGCAACGGCTGCATTTGAGCGTGTGCGTCAGACAGTCGCATCGATCAAAGATCGGACGATCAATGTGCGGGCGAATACAGGCACAGCACAGGCGGCCGTGCAGAGCGTCAGGGATAAGCTTGCGGGGATCCGTGACAAGGTTGTCAATGTCCGAGTAAATACGACCGGCGCGGAGGCGAATGTTGCGGGCGTGACTGCGAGCCTTGGCAGGCTTGCCCCGCATGCACTTGCTGCCGCTGGTGCGATTATGTCTGTGGAAAAGGCACTCTCGGTGGGCAAGGCGGCCTTTATCGACTATAATGCACAGCTTGAGCAGACGCGCGTTGCATTTACGTCGATGCTCGGCTCTGCGGCACAGGCAAACGCGATGATTGGCAACCTGCAGAAATTTGCAGCGGAAACGCCATTTGAGATGCCCGGCGTACGCGATGCCGCGCAGCAGCTCCTTGCGTTTGGGTATGATGCGCAAGATATTATTCCAACGCTTACAGCGCTCGGCAACGCTGCATCCGGACTCGGGCGCGGGCAGGATGGATTTAATCATCTTGCTTTCGTGTTCGGACAGATTCGGGCAACGGGGCAGCTCTTGTCGAATGACGTGAATCAGCTCGCACAGCTCGGTGTACCTGTCAAAGACATCCTTGCGAAGAATCTAGGTCTCACGAAAGAAGAACTTGCACGCATCGGCGAACTCGGCATTGATGCCAATGTTGCAATCAAAGCCCTAATCGATGGCATGAATGAGCGCTTTCCGGATATGATGAAAAAGCAGTCGGAGACGTTCGAGGGTGTGCTGTCGAACATCAAGGACAACATCGGGCAGGCGTTTGGACTCTCCGGGCTGCCTCTCTTTGAGGATGCAAAAAACATGCTCCTTGAGATCAAGAACATCACGGACACAATGCTCGCGAATGCACAGGGCGGGAAAAGCATCTTTGCCGGAATCCTGCCCGATGATCTGCTCCAAAAAGCTTCGGCATTTGCGGAGAGCGTCAAAAAGGCCTTTTCGGATATTGAGCCAAACACTGACACGATTTTATGGGCGCTGACGAAGGTCGCGGATGTTCTGCTGGACGTCGGTAATATCGCGATCACGGCGCTCCGCCCGATCATCCCTATTTTTGCAGCGATTCAGCGCTTTGCCTATAGCGTGATCGGCGCCATTGCGAGCGTTCTCGATACCGTCCTCGAGGTTATGCTTGAGATGCAGACGAATATTGCGGACTCGTGGGACTATATCTATGGCATTACTGCCGATCTCTGGAACTCTGCGAAAGAGATTGTCTCGGACTTTTGCACGGCCGCGATTGAGTTTATCGCGGGAATCGTGGCAGAGATTGACGCTGTGGTCTCGCCTATCGTCGATACGTTCAAAGACACGTTCCAGGCTGTCGCAGATTGGGTCTACGAGTCGATGGCGGCTGCAGCCGGGTATGTGCGGGAGTTTATAGCGTGGGTCGACGAAGCGATATCCTCGCTCAAGGAGCTCGCTATCGTCAAGGCAGCGACGGACATCGGCAATGGGATATCCGATTGGATGGGCGGTTCAGTTGAGGAAACACGTAACCGTGGACGCGTTTACCTTGCTACACACGGGTTTGGTGGCCGGAGAACAATCGGCGATGGTCCCGACGGTGATGTTATCGTTCCGCAGCGTACTGAGGCAGCAGTGCAAAAAGGCACCGGGGCATCAACGTGGGACGGCGGCAAAAAGTCAAAAGCCCATAAATCCACGGATAAAGCGGCGCGCGAGGCAGAGCGTCTCGCCGAAAAGATCAAGAGCCTTACGGAAAAGGTACAGCAGAGCATCTCGTCTCTTGCGAATGACATCACCAACGAGATCGGTACAACTTATGAGAAGGGCATGGATGCGCTCCGTCAGAAGATGGAGCAGATGCAAGCACAGATCAAGGAGGCATCTGATCTCGGTATCGATACGACCGCTTTGAGTGCCAAGCTGGATGAGTATGCCAACGTTATCAAAGAAAAGGTCACAAAGGCATGGCGCGAGGCGAACGAAGACCTGCAAAACGATACGGCGCTCACGTGGGCGCAGGTGAACAAGGATGTACGTGCAGAAGCGGAAGCGACGTATCAGATCGGTGTAACAAAACTCAATCGTGAGAAGGAGAACCGCCTGAAGGAGGTCGCCCTGACACAGGACTCCGCGGAGGCTCGTGTCGCCGTAGAACAGTGGGCGGCTGCCGAGATGGCAAAGCTCGACCAACAGCGCATCGAGGCGCTGCGCAAGTCTCCGCAGACAACGCAGGAAGCACTGCGTGCAACGCTGGAAGAGCAGTATGAGCGTCTGCGGGATGCGGGAGCACAGATGAAGGAGATGACGGATTCGCTCTTTACATCGATGGCCGACGGCTTTACAAGCGGCTTTCAAAACGTGCTCACAGACGGATTCAAAGGCATTCAAGATGCGTTTTCCAACATGCTTAAAAATATGCTGAACGCCATCGTGAAATTCGTGATGAACCAGATGATCACGCGCTGGCTGTCGATGATTCTCCCGGGATTCGGCGGAGGAATCCCCGCAGCACAGACGAACGCGGCTGTGCCAGGCTATCGTGCAACAGGCGGCCCCGTCGCATCCGGCAGGACGTACCTTGTCGGTGAGCGCGGCCCTGAGATTTTCCGGCCAACGCAGCCGGGGCGCATCTTTAACTCGCTCCCAAGCAGCGGGGGTGCTGCGCCGAATATCCGCGTCATCGTGAACAACAACACGAACGAGCGCATGACGGGCACGGCGGAGACGAAATTTAACGGATCCGAGTGGGTGACATCCATCATGATCGATGCGATCGCAACGAACCGAAACGGCATGCGCGACGTGATTAAGGGGGCAGTATAAATGGATTTTCCAAGCATCAAGCCGCCGATCTATCCGATCAAGGAGACGATTCCGGACACGGCGATCAAGGGCAAGCTCGAAAATCAAGTTATCATCGCCCGCAAACGTTTCACGCGCACACCGATGAGCTTCGAACTCTCATGGACGGCACTTCCGGAGGCGGATTATGAAGCGCTTCGGGCGTTTTACCACGAAGTCAATGGCGCCGTTCCGTTCCGGTGGACGTATCCGGTCGGCGCGGGCGGAAGTTTCTCCGGCAAGGTGTTCAATGTGCGCTTTGACGGGGATTTTTCTTTCTCCTGCACGAATCACGGGTACTGGGAGGGCGGCATCAAGCTGACGGAGGCATAGCATGCTCGAATTATCACAGGCAAGCATCATCGAAAAGAACAAGATTGCAACAAGCGGCGTCTGGCTTCTTGCGCTCGAAGCGCAGATTCCGGGCAGTCCGCTCTATCTTGTCAACAATACAGATAATCTCACGCTCGGAGGACAGGAATACACCGCCTTCCCTTTCTCGCTCGAGGACATCACGGAGGACAGCAAGGAGCTCCCGAACGTCAAACTCACCGTGTCCAACGTGACGGGGACCATACAACGGTACGTCGAGGAGAACAACGGACTCGGCGGATGCAAGGTCATTATCCGTGTGTTTCATACGGATATTCCGGACGTCGCCGAAGTAGAAGAGTATTTCGTTGTGACAGGCGTCAGCTGTGATGTGGAGTGGGTGACGTTCACGCTCGGCACAGACTTTTCCTTTACACGTCGTTTTCCGCCTGTTCGCATGATGAAGGACTACTGTCCCTTTAAGTTCAAGGGCATCGAGTGCGGCTATAAGGGCGCAGCGAGTAAATGCAACAAAACACTCAAGCGCTGCCGCGAACTCGGAAACAACGAACGATTCGGCGGCGAGCCGACAATACCGCAAGGAGGTCTCTATGCGTCCAACAGTACATGACTTTGTCGGTAAGACATGGGCAGAGCTCCCCTGTTGGGAACTCGTCGTTGCGTGGTACGCGGCGCAGGGAATCACGCTGCGCCCGTATACGGATTACTGGATGGGTAACGCCCCGGCGGATGCGGGGCTTGCTGAATGGACACCCGTGCAGGAGCCGCAGGAGGGGGATATTCTCGCCATGAATCTCACGGGACGCACAGCGGATCACGTCGGAATCTACCTTGGCGGCGGGAAATTCCTGCACTCGACGGAATATGCAGGCGTCTGCATCGAGCAGTTGGAGCGCTATCGGCGGCGCATTGTTGGAATCTATCGTTATACAGGAGGAAAGGCATGATACAGCTCGTCATCGTCCGCAATCCCTTTGACGTGACAAAGCGGGAGATGCAGGAGGTTGTGTGCCGCGACGGCATGCCGGTCAGGTCGTATTTCTACGAGCCCGGCAGATGGCAATACTCGATCAACGGCATGCTCTGCGAACCGGACGCCGTACCCATTGATGGGGACTGCGTCGTTATCGTCCCGCATGTCGAGGGTAAGGTATTCGGCATGATCCTCTCGGTCGGTCTGTCCTTTTTAACGGCTGGCATTGCGGGCGGTGCAATCCTCGGCGGGCTCTCGATGGGCTGGCGCATGGTAACGGCCATCGCCATCGGTATGATCGGCGGTGCGCTTGTCTCGCGTCTCAATCGTCCGCGGGTTGACACGAGCAACGCGGATCAATCGCAGTCGCAGACATACGGCTGGGGCGGCACATCGACGCTGACGGGGCAGGGGCATCCGCTCGCCATTACGTACGGCGCCATGAAATCGGGCGGTGTCCTGCTCTCCCGTCATATCGTCAGCGACGGGGCGCGGCAGTATCTGCATCTGCTTTACTGTGCTGGTGAGGGAGAGCTGCAGGACATCCGCAATATCCGCATTAACGAAAATCCCGCCGATAATTACAAAGATGTACAGATCGATATCCGCCTCGGTACAAACGATCAGACGATCATCCCGAATTTTGCCGACAACTACGCGGATCAGCCGCTTAATTACGAGCTGTCGGGGGCGTGGGCAACGCATGAGGTACAGGGCAATCTCTGCACGGGCATTGAGCTCACTGTCGCGCTCCCCAACGGTCTCTATTACAGCAATGATGAGGGCGGCATGGATGCGACGAGTGTAACACTTGCAGCGGAATGCCGTATTGTTGGCAGTGCAGAAGCATGGATGGCGTTGCCGCTCTGCGACTCGACGGGCACGGATGCATTTCTGAGGCGCAAAGATGGCGCATGGGTGCGATCCCTGAACGGTGCATCGCTCGGCGGAAATTACTCCGGGCGCGTCAATGAGGCGACCAACCGGGCGATCTATCGTGTCTATCGCTTTGAGAATCTGCCTCCGGGGCGCTATGAGGTACGCGTGCGCTGTCTCCGCAAAGACGGAAATTCCGTCCGGTACGTCAATCGTGTCTATTGGACACAGCTGACTCAGATTGTCTACGATGATTTTGTGCATCCGGGCAAAGCTCTCATCGGCATCCGTGCACTCGCAACCGAGCAGTTGAGCGGCAACGATCCTGCCGTGACATGGGTGCAGGAGCGATCCAAACTCTATGTCTGGAATCCGTACGCCAAGGCATACGAAGAAAAGCGTGCGGATAATCCCGCGTGGGCGTGCTATGACATCCTGCATCAGTGCCGGCGCATTGGCGGGCGTTACATCGTCCGCGGCGAGCCTGCCGAACGCCTCTCCTACGATATGTTCAAGGCGTGGGCAGAGCAGTGCGACGGTAAGGGCTACACATTTAACTACATATATGACAGCGCCATGCAGGTGTGGGAGGCGCTTCGTTATCCGGAGACCGTCGGCCGCGGGAAAGTCATCATGCAGGGGACGCGGTTTACTTGCGTCTATGATTACGCGGCACAGCCGTCTCAGCTCTTCACCGTCGGCAATATCAAGCAGGACAGTTTTAAGGAGGAGTTCCAAGGCACACAGGGGCGCGCGAATGTTATCGAGATATCCTTTATGAATAAGGATAAGAACTTTGAGAGAGATGTGCTCCCTGTATTTTCGGACGACTATGACGCGAGCGAATCTCTCTCCACACCGACGCAGATCGAGCTGATGGGATGCACGGATCTCAAGCAGGCATACGCGCATGGCAAGCACGCCCTGCGCGCCAACAAGTACGAGCTGCGGACGTGCACGTTTGATGCCTACGTTGATGCGATTGCCTGCACGATCGGCGATGTGATCCTCCTGCAGCACGACGTGACGGAATGGGGAAGCGGCGGCCGTGTAGTCAGCGTCGATGGCGCTGCCGTTACACTCGATCGCACTGTCACGATGGCAGAGGGCAAGCAGTATCGTCTTATGGTACGCGACAGCAAGACCGACACGCTCCACACGTATGAGGTGCAGAGCGTATCCGGTGCAGTCGTTACACTTGCGCAGGCGGCAGAGATTGCCGCCGATGATCTCTATACCTTCGGAGAAGCGACCAAGGAGGCAAAGCCTTTCCGCGTCCTGTCCATCACGAAGGGCATGACGGAGCAGACGCGCAAGATCACCTGCATGGAATACTATCCGGAGCTCTACGCGGATGATAACACCGACGTGCCGATCATCGACTACACGACGCAGAGCGATAAGCTCACGGTCAACAATCTCTTGGTCATCGTAGAGATCAAGACGTTACCGGACGGCACGACGCTCTACGATCTGGCCGTTTCGTGGCGTCTGCCGCGCAGTGCCGTCGCGAAACAGATCAAGGTTGAGTACAGGCGTGACGGAGAGACGGAGTACACAACGCAGGGCGTATACGACGGCAACGCAACAAGCTCCGTGATCACGGGCGTTGCAGCAGCCGTCAGTTATACCGTGCGCATCACCTGTTACAACGACCTCGGGCTTGCCGGAAACGCGGCAATGCAGACCGTCTATACTGCACCTAAGGATGCGCCGCCCTCGAAGGTGCAGGACTTCACTGTCGCGCAGGATGCGGGCAACAGCAGTGTCCTGCAGCTGACGTGGAAGGCAAACCCGGAGCCCGATATCCTCGGTTACCGGCTCTTTGACGGTGCGGGCAGCGTGCTTGTCGATCTGATCGGCGGCACAAGCTACAGCTATTTTATCCCGACATCCGGGACATACGCATTCGGCGTCCGAGCAGTTAACCGCTCCGGCGTTGTCTCTGCAGAGACCGCAGATGTATCAATCACTGCGACGGTCGCAGCGGGCAGTGTTGCCGTACCGGATGCACCGCACAGCGGCGAAGTACGACTGCAGGGCGGAGCTGTAACGGCCGCATGGGAGGCTGTGACAAATACTTACATCGACTACTACGAGGTACGCACAAACAGCAACACGGGACAGCTGGCGGGCCTCCTTGCAAAGACGGCCGATATCCGCTCTGCGGTATCGCTCACGGCGCGCAGCGGGGCTGTCCTTGTCTACGGACACAATCCGCAAAAGGGCTACGGTGAGCCTCTGAGCATCCATTACGATTTTCCGGCGCCTGCCGCTCCGACGATCAAGATCACAAATACCCTGCAAGGATTTAGTGTCTCCATCCAAAACAAGCCCGAAAATGTGAGCGGTACGCGCGTACATATCACAGGTGGCGGCATCAACGAGACGATCGAAACGACGGGCACTTTTGTCTCGTATGTCGGTGCGGCAGGTGTCTACACCGTGCAGGCGGCGTGCTTTGACTCTTTCGGGGATGGCACGCTGTCACCGGTGCAGGAAGTGATCGTCAAGGCAAAAATCGACAAAAACGATATAGAGAATCTGACGATCGCCGAAAAAGACCTTGATGCGGCACTCGCCGAACGTATGCGGGATGTGCAGACGACCAAGGAGAGTGTATCGTCGATCGTTGCGAAGCTGTCCGGCAATCCGCAGGAATCCGGTTACAGCGCGATCACACAGATCTACAACGGTCTGCAGCTCAAAGTCAATCAAGGTGATGTTGTAGCGGCTATCAACGTGGCTCCCGGCGGCGTGAAAATCGACGGACGTCTCCTGCATATTACAGGAAATACGATCATTGATGGCAATGTCATCGCAAACCACATGCTGCAGGCAGGTGCGATAACCGCAGATAAGCTTGCAGTAGACAGCCTGTCTGCTGTGTCGGCAAAGATCGGAAAGCTTCGTACGAAGGATACAGGGGCGAGGACGGAGATATCGGATAATCTCATCGAAGTATTCGACGAGGGCGAAAAGACCCGCGTTCGGATTGGCATATTTGAATAGGAGGTATCTGACATGGAAAAACAAGCAGGGGTGCAGCTGATCAACGCGCGCGGATCATGCGTGCTTGATACGCGCTGCGGGGTGACCCGCGTCGTTGGGATTGCGAGCCTTGCGGCAAAGAAACGGATGCGCATAGAGATCCCGAATCCCGGGAAAAATCGCATCTGGACGCAGCTCGTTTTCAAAGGCTCCGGATATGGAGCTTTCGGAGAGAGCTCCGATTGGGACCCTGACGACCCAAAGCTAACAAAAGTGGAAATATGGGAAGACCTCCAGGGGATTACTGTTACGCTCCCCTTTAAACCCAACGCAGTTTATGATCCGGAGTTCCCGTATGCGTATTACCACGAGGCCCTTGCGGCGCAGAACCCGCGTGCGATTATCTACGGCTTCTATTGAAAGGAGGATGGGCTTATGCGATATGCAGAAATCAGAAATGCCAACGGCTCTCATGTCATTGACGATCAGTATCAAAACTATCGGCTTGATTGGGTGCCGAATGTAAAAGTGCAGCGCTGTTTGACGGGGATGCACGTCGAGAAAAACGAAGCGGGCGAACGAGTGTGCACCTTCCCATATTATGACTACGCAAATGGTAAATCCTATGCGTGGCCGCAAGGCGAGAAATACCCAAACCCATGGTGTGCAAAGGCTACGCCCAATAAAAGACGAAGTGTTTTTTCGGATTCGCCTGAGGTGCATTTTGACCGTCCACGGGATATGTGGACAACAGGAGCATTTTACGGATACGCAGGGTCCGGCATCCAATCCATGCTTGTGTGGAAAAATCCCGAGCTGGGGGCCCGCTTCTCAATCAGTCCTACGGATACCGTGCCTTATATTTTTGCCCTTGGGGCGGCCATGCCGAATATCGTCTATACCTTTGCCACTCTTTTCGATTATCTGAGCCAAACAACGAGAGCGCATTTCGTAAGCTGCTGGCAGCGGAAAGCGTCGTTGTCTCAGTCGCTCGTAGACGGGAAGTCGTTCCGTGGGGACAATGTCGGCTATACCGAATTTGACCAGGGGCAATATTATCCGGACAACATTTCCGGTGCGTCAGGGTATCGGCCACGCGCAGGCGAAAACTTCACGGTGGAGAGCTACCTGGAGGAGATGGAGACGGCCCCGATCCTCTATGCCTATGGACTAGCGGATTCCCACATTGGGCTTGATAAGGGCGAGTTCGTCATCAAGAATGAGCGCGGGGAGGTTGTCTTTAACAACCGCTACGACTATATGCGCATCCTTGACTATTTCCCCAGCGTAAACGCACTGTCGTTTGATGGGTCGGGCATATACAACTCGCCGAAAAGATACCACTACCCCGGCCGTAAGATCGCCGTTGTTGCGCTTTCGCAGAACGCCTGCTATGCAGCCGGCGTTGGCAGGGATGAGTGGCTGTACAATACGGGCTTTTGGTTCCCTGACCCGAGCACCGTGGAATTTACGACATGCGTGACGCCGTTCGTGCGCGGGGGAAATCCGGACCAATACCCGGGGCTATCACAGGAGTTTGCAAGTCTCGCATCACTCCTCGGCGTTATGATCCTCGACGTCACCGGGTGCACACCCGGCTGGAAGCAGGAGGCTCAGACAGGGAAGCCGTTTTTGGTAGAAGTGGAGTAGGAGGACACAAATGCTGAAAAAGTACATTGTCAACGGAAAAATCACCTACCCGCAGGGAGAAGGAACAATCACGAACTTCACGTTTACGAATGTGGAGACAGGAGAGATGTTCAGTCTCGCGACAAAGGATCAGGCAGAGGCGGACGAAATCACCTACGGCGATCATGTTGTGATCGAGGTGAGGAAGGATGACCCACCGAAGAAAAAGGAGAAGTAATCTCATACGGCGCACATCAAAGCGGTGTGCGCCTTTTCTATGCTCGGAAAGGAGCTAAGGAGCGTGGATATTATGATGCAGGTATTGCAGCGCTTGCAGGACGATTGGGCGATCAAGCTTGCCATATCCTGCATCGTATCAATCACCGTGCAGGAGCACGCGCAGATATTTGTCGCTTTTGCGTGGTTGGTCGCTGCGGATCTCATTACAAAGTGGCTGTCGCTGTCGCGCCAATGTCTTATTGACCACGGTACGGGATCCCCGACACTATGGCAGGCAGTTCAGGGCATCCGGATGGCCCGGAGACTTGGGTACATTCGTAGCGAGGAGATGCGTAAGAGATTTACACACAAGATATTGACCTATATCGGCGTTGTAACATCATCGCTTGTGCTGGATTTTCTGCTGATGAGTGCGCATCTGCCAGCGTTCGCCGCGAATCTCACGATCGGGTATCTCGCGACGACAGAATTTATTTCGATCCTCGAAAACATGCAGCGATCGGGGGTCGAGGAGGCCGAAGGCCTTGTCACACTCGTTAAGAGACGCGGCGGGCTTGGAAAAAAGAAGAAAGGAGAATAGCTGTATGCTGAAGCAGGAGCGACTGCCCCCGGTTGATTGGATGGTCGGGACAGGACTTGTCGTCGTGGCAATCCTGTCCGTTTTTTATGGGTCGCCTGAGTTATCCAGTAATGTCACATCGGGGCTGATCGGATTTCTCGGGCGGTCAGTAATCAGTAAGAAAGGAGCAAAGTAATGAGTAGTGTATTGAGTAGGTCTGCGATGCGGCGTGTAACGCCCGCAGAACTCGAAGTGCTCGCGGGGCAGTACCGGGAAAATATCCAAGCGGCCGCCGAATATATTGGCCGTGAAACAAAAGTGTACCTCCATTGGTCTGCCGGACACTACGGTCAGTTTTGGGACGACTATCACGTCCAGATCGATCGTGACGGCGAGATCTACGTCATCGGCGATGGCGAGCTGGATGACGTCCTCGCGGCAACGTGGAAGCGAAACAGCGGGAGCGTTAGTATCGGCATTCTCGGCTGCGTTGGTGCAACGACCGGCGACCTTGGGCAAGAGTCGCCAACACCTCAGCAGATTGAGGGGATGGCGCAGGCTATCGCCGCTCTGTGCAACGGGCTGTGGCTGACCATCGACAAGCAGCGTGTCCTCACGCACGGCGAAGCGGCCGACAACGAGGACGGCGTGTATGCACACGAGCCTTACGGTCCGAAAAACGGCTGTGAGCGTTGGGACCTCGAGTATCTCGGTACAGATGAGAGCCCCTGCTATAATCCGTGGGCAGAGGACGGGACGCGCGGCGGCGACGTGCTGCGTGGCAAGGCTAATTGGTACCGTAAATTTTGGAAGGACAACGGCGGAACGCCGTGAAAGGAGAAAACATCATGAGTAAGTGGACAGACATCAGAGACGCAATCGTCAAGGAGCTCAACGTCGAGCACGTAACGGAGGAGGTCAAGCAGCGTATCACGCGTGCCATCCTCGCCGAGTGCATCCCGGCGATCGAGCAGGCAGTCGATAAGTTCGTCGCGCAGGTCAAGGAGCAGGCAAAGACCGAGCGTGGTTGGTGCTACTGGCGCGATGCAGTAGTTCTGCCTGCAGTAATGCAGGGCGGAGTGTGGCTTGTCAAGCTCGTTCTGGATAAGTCGCTCGTGCCGACGGTTAAGGCATAACAACATAAGGAGAACTGAATAAACGACGAGAGGGACAGAGCGTATCATGCGCCGTCCCTCTATTTTTCTTTGTCTACAATTTGCCTACAAGATACCATGATTCGCCTCCTGTGTTGCTATTTCGTCTTTTTGCAAAAATATCGGGGTTATTCTCATACCCCCTTGTTATTACTGGGGTTGCAAGGTTGTATTTCTTGCTTGCTATATCGCCTCCTTGTACGAGGGGGCCTTCTATCACAAAACGTCGTACATTCAAACACCTAAACGCCTATCAGCGCGGACAGATCGAAGCGATGCTTCGCCTTGGAATTCCTAAGGTGAAAATCGCCAAAGATCTCGGAATCGTACGCTCCACTCTGTACGCTGAAATAAAGCGCGGTACAGAAAGGCAGATGCGTTCAGACCGGACGTACTATGATCGGTATTTTGCCGAAACTGGTCAAATCATAGCGGATGAGATAAACAGCCGCCCTCGTCGAGTGCTCGACTATCAAACACCGGCAGAACTGTTTAACACCTTCTTGGATGAAGTATACGCTATTGAAAATGTTTCTTAATTAAATCACTGTTCAACTTGC